CTAATTTTATGAATAGTGCCTCTAGTCCTGATTTCCCTATAACAGCTAACCAAACATCTAAAATTGCGGTTGTGATTAAACATGGCGAGTATCTATCTGTTTGTGTAGATGGTGGTTCGGTTAGTCAAAACTCGGTTCTTTCTAATACCACCGTACATAGCCCCACAGTACAAGGCTGGGCTAACGTAGACTATAAACTTGGTGGCGACCAACTAGGACACATCAAGTCCATCAAATACTACCCTCGCAGACTAACTAATACACAGCTACAGGAGCTAACAACATGAGTGAAGAATTAGAAACAATAAAGATTGACTTTTATTTAAAGTTAACAAACGAAGCCGCAATGACTACAGTATTATCAGACTTCTATACACAAGACACTGAAACTACAGTAAACGAGGATACAGGCGAGGAGACCACTACAAACGTAGGTGATCCTTACTTAGTACCTAACACACCTAACTATGCTATTGATGTTGTGGGAACACTAAGTGAACCTACAGGCAATACACTGACAGATGATAATGACATGGAGTATCCTGAGATGCAAGCCTTAGATGGTTGGCATGTGAATATCCGTTTAGTAGGTGATGAAGTTAGAGCAGCAGTAGAAGCACTAGATGAAACACACGGTGTTACTCCAAGTGCACCACAAAGAATTTGGTTATAAAATAATTAAATTTAACACTTTACTTATTAAAACAAATATGGTATAATCAAGTATGATAACATTTAAAGATACATTAACAGAACAGAAGAACACACACATGACACACATTGAGGATAAGGTTCTCTATGGTGGCGTTAAGGGTACACGTGAAGCTATACTAGCTTTGCGTGAACTACGTGATATGCTAAAAGGTTCTCATAGCGGATCAGTATCCGTTAAATGGGATGGAGCACCTGCTATCTTTGCTGGAGAAGATCCATCTGACGGCAAATTCTTTGTTGCTAAAAAAGGTATCTTTAATAAGAACCCTAAAATTTATAAAACTGCAGCAGAAGTTGATGAAGATACATCAGGCGATCTTGCTGATAAATTAAAAGACGCACTTGAATACTTACCAGAACTTGGTATTAAAGGTGTAATCCAAGGAGATTTTCTATATAGTTCTGGAGACATTAATAAGGAGACAATTGATGGGGACAAATACATTACTTTCCACCCTAATACTATTGTTTATGCTGTGCCTAGTAATGGTGCAGCCGCACGAGATATCCAAAAATCAAGAATTGGCATTGTCTGGCACACAACATATAAGGGTAAAACATTTGAAGACATGAAGGCATCATATGGTGTCGATACAAATAAGTTTAAAAAATCTAAAAATGTATGGTCACAAGATGCTATGTTAAGAGATATGACTAATGTAACTATGTCTGCAAAGGATACTAAAGATGTTACCAAACTACTTAGTGACTGCGGTAAACTATTTACGACAATCTCAGGAACAACACTTAGACAACTGGAAGCAAATCAATTACTTGCACAACATATCGAACAATATAACAACACGTTTGTCCGTAAAGGTCAAGTTATTAAAGATACAACAAAACACACTGCTGGTCTCATTCGTTGGATCGACAACAGATATAAAGCAGAAAAAGCAAAGATGAAGACTGATAGAGGTAAAGCATCACGACAGAAAAAGCTTGATGATCTACTTGCATTCTTCTCTCCTAGTAATAGAATTAACTTGATTCGTATGTTCGAGTTACAAAAACTTATTGTACTAGCTAAATTAAAACTTATAAATAGTCTTAATAAACTAAGTAATACTAAAACCTTTGTTAAAACTAAGAATGGTTATACAACCACTGGTGAAGAAGGTTATGTAGCAATTGATAAACTTGGCGGTGATGCTGTGAAAATAGTTGATCGTATGGAATTTTCATACAACAACTTTTCACCTGATATATTAAAAGGATGGGACAAACCAGGAAGATGAGTAAAGAAATGAAATCATTTAATACATTCGTACCAGTAAATGAAGCAAAAGCTTTTGATCTGGATAAACTTAAAAAGGCATATTCTAGTATGCCAGATAGACTTTCACTTGATAAGTCACGTGAATTAAGTAAAGTTGTTAATAAATTTAGTAAAGACGAATTACTTCAGGTAAGAAAAGCTGATATAAAATGGCTATCAAGTATGGCAACTACTGCTCTAATTAGTAAGCATAAAATGACTGCTGCAGACTTGAGGAAAAAATAATGAAATCTTTTAAGTCATTCCGATTAGACGAAGCATTTGGTAGAGCAAGATTTAATCAACAGCTAAAGAAAAAAGGCATTGATGTAAACAAGCAACATAGTAGTAATGTTAAAGATGCTGCAGCCGCTAAGAAAAGAGCATCTGCTGCTTCTAAAGATCATACTGCATTCCGTAAGAAATATCCAAATATTAAGTTTGATGAAAAAGTCGAAGATAATATTACAGAATTAACTGCAGCTGAGAAAAAGCTTGTTAATCAGATGTATGATAAAAAAGGCAATCTAACACCACTTGGTAAAAAAGTTTTTAATCATAACAAAAAGCCTGGTGATAAAGGTTATGTTGAAAGTGTTAAAGCAGATAAAGACCTAGCAGCAAAGGTTAGAAAATAATGAAATCATTTAATTTATTTACTGAAGGTTATAATCCTTCGGAGCATGAAGAAGGTAAACCGGCTACTGTAGCTCGTGCTAAGGCTTTAACACCAGGGCAAGAACCTGTTGATGAAGTATTAAGTATTAAGCAAAGACGTGATCGTGGTATATCTGCTCGTAAGAATAAAACTAAAATGGCAATGGGTAGACGTAAAGCTGCTAATAAAATTGCTTCTCCAGATAAACTAAAGAAACGTGCTCAAAGACAAGCTAGAACAGCTATGGCTGACAAGCTGGCTAAAGATCAACCTAAGGGTAAAATGACTGCAGCACGTAAATCAGAGATTGAGAAGCGTTTAAGCAAGATGAAACCACGTATAAATAATATAGCAAAGCGTATGTTAAAAGATGTTCGTAAAGCAGAAATAGCAAGAAAACGTGGAAAGTAATACTTATGGGAATCCCATCATTTAGCCAGTATCTAGTTGAAGAGGAACAAGCAGTTTATTTTACTTTTGGTAGAATGAATCCTCCAACTATTGGTCATGAAAAACTATTGAACGCACTAGCTAAACAGGCTGGTAGAAATCCGTATAGGATTTATCTATCTCAATCAACAGATAAGAGTAAAAATCCTTTACAGTACAACGATAAGATTAAATATGCAAGGAAGATGTTTCCTAAGCACGCACGTCAGATCCTTATTAATAAAAAGGTTAAAACATTTATAGATGCAGCAACAACATTATATGACGAGGGTTTTAAATCAGTCGTAATGGTTGTTGGATCAGATCGTGTTAATGAATTTGATATTCTTTTAAATAAGTATAATGGTTCAAAAGGTAGACATGGTTTCTTTAACTTTAAAAGTATTAAAGTGATATCTGCTGGTGAAAGAGACCCAGATGCAGATGGTGCTACTGGAGCATCTGCTAGTAAACAGAGAGCAGCTGCTAAAGCTAATGACTTTACATCATTTTCTCAAGGCTTACCTAAACCATTATCCAATTCTGATGCAAAGAAACTCTTTAATGATATCCGTAGTGCTATGGGAATCAAAGAGGAAGCATCATTTTATCATCACGTTGAATTAAAATCAGTATCAGAAGAACGTGAAGCATTTGTAAATGGAGATTTATTCTCCTTAGGCGAATCAGTTATAATAAAGAGTACAGACGAAGTTGGTACTATTTGTATGCTAGGTGCTAACTATGTTATTGTAGAGACACCTAACCGTAAAACAAGACAGTGGCTTGAATCAGTAGAAAAGATTGAAGAAGGTAATGGTCTTTGGGCAAACATCCGTGCTAAGAAAGCACGTGGTGAAAAGATGAGAAAAAAAGGTGCTAAAGGTGCTCCTACAGATGCTCAGATTAAACACGCTCAAAGTACAAGTGAAAAGAAAAACGAAGAAACAAAATATTCATTTGTAAGCTACATTAAGGACCAGAGTTAATGCTTAATTTTAAAAAATTTATTTCTGAAGAAAATTTGGAAGAACGTGGTGCTGATGGTAAAGGTCACTATAGATCAACTGAGAAAGGCGCAGGCTTAACTCAAAAAGGCAGAGATGCTATTAATAGAAAAACTGGTAGCAACCTAAAGGCTCCAGTTACAGGTAAAGCTAAAGCTGGTAGTAAAGCAGCTGGACGTAGGAAATCATTCTGTGCTCGTATGGGCGGAATGAAAGGACCTATGAAAGATGAAAAAGGGAGACCTACTCGTAAGGCCATGTCTCTCAGAAGATGGAAGTGTTAAGTTATGGCTACAGATGTCGACTGGAAGAAACGGTTAGACCGGATCGAGGAAAAGATGGATAAGATGAGTGAAGTCTTAATCTCACTTGCTCGCTTTGAAGAAAAGATGGATGCTTATAACGAGTACCGTGAGAGATCATGGGATCGTATGAATAAGTTTTCGGAGAAACTAGATAAAATTGAAAAGATGTGTGACGATAATGCTCGCACAGTAAATACTATAAACAAATTATTCTGGATAGCTACTGTTGCTATCGGGAGTGCAGTAGCCACCCAATTTTGGATATAAAGGAAAAACCAAATGGAAAAAGATACTATGACTAAGTTGGGCGATGCGTACGCACAAGTCCAAGAAGCAACAGCTAAACAACGTGCTTTAGCTAGCATTAAAGCTAAACCAAAAGGACAGGTAACATTACCTAAAGCTCCTTGGGATAAAAAGAAAGAAGGTGTCGAGGAAGACGCTTCTAACGATACATCTGATGATGGCGCAGGATTAGATAAAGCAGATCCTAAAGCAGCTAAGAAAAAGTTTAAAGATCGTAAAGATAAAGACATTGATAATGATGGTGATAC